TCCCGCTAATCCCGATTTTATTAATCCAATCAAAGCATATGATGAATTGAAAAAGTCAATTTTGGGATTAGAAAATAAACTTAGTGATATTGAATTAAAAATTCAAACGTTAAAATCTGCGAATTAACACGTGGATTTTGTTAGAGGAAAATATATACATATAGAATGATGTCTTTAACGAGCATATTTGCATTATTCGGGTTTCCCGAAGAAAATAATGAGGAAAGAAGAAATTTAGAGAAGGATTTAGAGTTATTTAAAGAAACACCTCAATTTAAATTAGGTATGTTTCAAAAACTTATCCTGAATGGTACTTTGTTTAAAAAGCAAGTTTTAAAATTTTTTTTAAAATCAGACCCTGAATTAGATGTTAATGGGATTGATGGTGCAGGAGAATATATGATGTATACTAGAGCATATTTTTGGATCCAGGATTGTAAAACTAGAAGTAAATTTTGGAATGAGGCCTTAAAAATGTATTCAAATGAAGAGTTTTTATGTGCAGTAAAATTGTCTATAAACTACTTTGAAGGTGTAGAAGAATATGAAAAATGTGCACATTTAAAGAAAATACAAGATTTTGTAGAAAAAAACTTGCCTAAGTAAAAAAAAGTTATTACCTTTAATTACATTTTAATTTTAAATGTTTAAAAATATAAGGTTATATTTAAAAAAATAAGTAAATAAATAAAAATGAAAAATAAAGATTTAGTATTGAGACGCTTGGAGTCTTTGGAAGGAAAATTGAAACGAATGAGAAACGTTTTAAATGAACGAGATGTAGAAGCGGCTCGTCAAATTTTACAAGAAGTATTAGAATTGAGAGATGATACTCAATCTATTGTTGAACGTGAAAATTAATTAAATTAAATAAGTTATGAATCTTACCGCCGAACAAATCCAAGAAAATTGGAATGAATTAATGGGATATATTAATGAATATATTTCCGAACCACGTAAAGAAAAATTGTTAGAATTTTATGATCAATATTCTGAACGTTTGATGTTAATGCCTGCTGCGCATAAAAAAGAATATCACAATGCTTTTCCTGGAGGATATGTAGAACATGTTTTACGCGTTATTCGATGTGCTATTAAACAGGCTGAATTGTGGGAATCTGAAGGTTGTGATATGGCTACATTTACAACTGAAGAACTTGTATTTTCTGCTTTAAATCATGATTTAGGTAAAATGGGAGATGAAAATGAGGAATCATATATTCCCCAAACTGACAATTGGAGAAAGGAAAAATTAGGAGAAGATTACATGTTTAATACTAAAGTCCCATTTTCATCTGTCCCTGATAGAGGTTTATTTATGCTCCAATCACATGGTATTCAGTATACATTTAATGAAATGATTGCTATCCAAACACATGATGGTCTATATGATGAGGCAAATAAGAAATATCTTCTTAATTTTATGCCAGAACAAAAACCAAGAACATCTTTACCTTTTATCCTCCATCAGGCCGATTTAATGGCAGCACGTATCGAATTTGAACGTGAATGGTTACCTAAGTTAAAAGAAGGTAAAAAGTCCGTGGATAATGCAAAAGGGAATTTTACATTGGGGAACAAACCCAACACATCAAAGAAAACTTCAACGAAAACTAAAGCATTAGGTTCGTTTAAAAGTGAAGGTTTAAAAAACATATTTGACAGTTTATGATAGCTTTAATAATTATAACATGTGTTTTAGCAGTATTAGTCGTAATTCTAGGATTTACGACTTTTAATCTCCTTCGTAAAAACGAAAAACAAGAAGATATTGTAGCAGGATACTTAACCTACCTAGATCGTTTATCCCGTACAATTGAAATCTCAGACAAGAAACTTAAAGAGTTAGATCGTGGAGGTGTTTTTGAAAAGGATGATGAAGTTGGAGTTATATTTCAATCAATTTTAAAAATCCAAGACATTCTCAATGAATTTAATCTTAGAAAGTTCAACTAAAAAAATGCCTAAAAAAGCAACTAATAGAAATTATTTTACTCAAGAAACAGAGGATGCCATAGTGTTATATAATAACACTGTGGATACTGTTTTAAAAAGTAAAATATATGAAGATAAAATACATTATGCCTTTTTTAAGCTTACACAAAATATAATTCATACTTTTAAGTTTTATCATACCGAAGTTGAAAATTTAGAGCATTTACAACACGAGATAGAGGTTTTTCTTTTATCTAAAATGCATTTATTTAATCCAAATAATGGTGCTAAGGCATACTCATATTTTGGCACTATTGTAAAACGTTGGTGTATATTATATAACGATAAAACTTATAAAAGTAAAATTAGTAAAGTTTCAACTGATGAACTTTTAAAAGACGATTCATATTCCTATACTTTAGATACAACCCCAGTAGATGACCGTTTATCAATTTTTATAGATCAATGGGTTGAATTCGTTAGTTTTAATATATATGACATTTTCCCTAAAGAATTTGATGCTAAAATTGCAGATGCTGTTTTAGAATTGTTTAGAAAACGGGATAGTATAGATATTTTTAATAAAAAAGCCCTCTACATCTATATCCATGAAATCATCCCAGAGGCAAAAACCCCCAAAATTACCAAAATTGCGGGTATTCTTTATGATATATTTAAAAGAAATTATTTATTTTATTTAGATCAAGGATATACCAATTTTCAACTTTAGTAATTTTCTATATTTATACCCAAAATATATTATGAGTCATTTAGAATCTAACATATTTGGTAAGAAAAAACTTTCTGATATATTCAAAGAAATTTACGAAAACCAAAAGAAAAAAGAGCAACAAATCACAGCTTTAATAGGTGAATTAAAACCACTTATTAATGATATAGGTGATGCTACTTTAATTGTTCCTTTAATTAAGGAATATATGGAACTAGGTATCAAAAATGATGAACAACTTATTAAAATGGCTACTATTGTTCAACGTGCTTTAGCCTCTAATAAATCAGAAGAAGAAGGATTTGGTATGACTGAAGAAGAAAAAGCCCAATTACTTTCAGAGGTTAAAAAATTCAACTCTAAAGAATGATATATAAAGCAGGTAGTTCAGGTTTAACTTCTAACTCTACTTCTAAAAATACACTTGGAGGGAAATCAAATAAATCCAAAACGTATATTATAGGTAGAGTAACTGATATCATTTTAAATGAACAACATCCTTTATTTCAATCTTCGGGACAATATACTTCTATAGGGTCTATAATGTTTGAAATAATATCATCTGATAATTCTGGGGCTGTTAAAACAGCAAAACCATTATTCCCCCAAAATAGGTATTTCCCTGTAGTAAATGAATTAGTTTTAATTTTTACCCTTCCAGTTCCTACTTCAACTTCAAATACTTATAAAAATCAATATTATTATATTAACCCTATAAATTTATGGAATGCATCTAATCACAATGCATCTCCTAATCCTTCTAAATCTCAATTATTTCCATCCCAACAAGTAGATTATCAACAAGCTGAAGGAGGAATTCCAAAAATTAATCCTGGAGGGTCTATTGAAATTGATTTTAATAGTAAATTAAATCCTAGCCAAAATACATTTGTTGAAAAATCTAATATCCACCCATTAGCACCTTTTATGGGAGATGTTATTTTTGAAGGAAGATATGGTCAAAGTTTAAGATTAGGTTCTACAGCAAAATCAAATAGTGCACTTACTAATAATTGGTCAAATGCTGGTCAAAATGGAGATCCTATTATGATTTTACGAAATGGTCAATCTCCAAGAGCTTCATCTGAAGGATGGATTCCTATAACGGAGGATATTAGAAATGATTTATCATCAATTTATTTAACCTCATTTCAGCGTTTACAAGATTTTAAAGTAGCAAATGAATTATATTCTTCATATACTACTCCACCAATAGCACCTAGTTTATTTACCCAACCACAAATTGCTCTTAATTCTAATAGAATTGTAATCAATGCTAAAACGGATAGTGTTTTATTAAGTGCTCAAAAATCTGTTGGGATATCTACTAAAGGTAGTGCTAATATAGATGCAAATTCATTTTATATTAGTTCAAATGATATTAAATTAGGATCTAAAAATGCTACTGAACCTGTTTTAAAAGGTGATACAACTATTGAATTACTAAAACAATTAACTAAAGCAGTTAAGGATTTAGCTACAATATTAGAAGTTGAAAGAAATTGGCCCGGTGGAAATTTACAAACAGGATATAATGCTGTTGCAGGTAATGTTTTAATTGTTTTAGGAGATATTGTAACTCAATTAAATGGTAATAATCTTAAATCATTAACAACCAAAGTACAGTAATGGGTCCTTATAGATTTGACATAAAAAAGACAGATAGTGTATGGGAAGTTGAGATATATTACGAGGGGAAAATTATTGATTTTCAAATATATCCTTTAGATTATGATGCTTTTGTTGATGGAACTGATTATACTGGTAATCCTAAAAAAGGAATCCAAGCTGAATTAAAGTTTAAAGCTCAAACTTTAGGATTTAGAAGTCCTGTTGATAACGAATATTACCCTTCATTAGATGAATTAGGTATAACTGATGAAAATATTAACCCATTAGATATTGACATAGCATCTATTCTTAGTATTTTAGGAATAGAAATACCTAATATTTCAATCCCAAATATTCCTCCTTCCGGGAGTATTGCTCTACCCCAACTCCCAGAGCCACCAAAAAAACTAAAATTAATTCCTATAAAAGGTATTGTAGTAAATTCTGTTACAAATGAGCCTATAAAAGGAGCTAGAGTAATAAGCCCTCTAAAAAAACCATCCAGAACTAATGCTAAAGGGGAATTTGAAATAAAAGTACCTGATATTTTAAATACTCCTTTTGATCCTAAAAAATTTGAAGTAAATATCATTAAATCAAAATTTGCTTCTCTTAAATTAACACCTTATACATCTACAAAAGATGTTAAAACTGATTTAGGTATTGTTACTCTTCAACCTTTAGAGTCAAATTTAGTACAAGAAATAACTGAACTTTTAACATTTAAAGATGCTCAAGTAGAAAAATATGCTACTGTAGATTTAACTTTTGAATTTCATATTCAAAAACAACTTAATTTAAGCATAAGTGAGTTAAAAAAATTAGTTATACCTTTAATTTTAAATATGGTAGCCCAATATGGGTTAGCTAAAGTTCAAGAATTAATAGCTGAAGTTGAAGCAAACGGGGGACAATTAACTGATAATATCAAACAACAAATTGTTTGCCCTTTTCAAGATGTTCTTTTAAAGATAGTTGAATTAAAAAATAAATTAGTAAACCAATTAAATAGCGTTTTAACCAAAATCTCTGGAGTAACCCAAACTTTACAAATCTCAGATTCAACAATCCAAACTATAGATGCTGCTTTTCAAATATTAAAAGTTTTACCTACCCCTACAGCAATTGGTGGTGTTGGTATTCCTATATCTGTAATTAACACAGTGCAAGATGTTAAAACATTTTTAAATAACAACATTGGAAAAATTAAACAAGGAAGTAGTGCATTAAGTACTATATTAGGTTTATTAGTTGAAGTATTAACTCAAGTACTTTCATTTTTAAATTTTTTAGATCTTATAACCCAATTCTGTGCTGAAGGAGACCTTACCCAAAACCAAATATCAGCTGAATTAACAGCTTTAACTCAACAACAATCTAATCAATTAAGTCCTGTTGTTACAAATGTAAATGGATTTGAAATGGGTGTTGAAACAGAAATTTCAACACAACCTTTAAAACGCAGAAGAGCTATAGCTAGAAATAAACAGGGAGTTGTAATGTTAAAAGGAGAGTATTCATTCAGTTCAATTGATCAGATATTAATAGATGAACTTGTATTTTATATTCAACAAAACAATTTAAAAGCAGAATAATTAAATATTTATAACCATATGAAAAGCACAGATTTTAAAAAAATAATCAAACAAGCAGTAAAAGAAGCAATTCAAGAAGAATTGAAGGATATTTTATTGGAAGCTGTTCGTTCTCCAAAACAAGTAGTTAAAGAATCATATTCTTCACCTGTTCAACCTTCACAACCTACATATGCTCCTCCATCAATTGATTTTAGATCAAAATATGCTGAAGTATTAGGTGAAACAGCTATGAGTTTTACATCTCAAGATGCTGTTCCTTTTAGACCTCAAGTAAGTGATCCTGTAAATGGTAATTTAGGAGCTGGTGAAGTAGGAATGGATCAAATTATGGGTTTATTAAATTCTAAATAATGGCATTTAATCCCCAACAAATATACCCAATTGATTTAAATCCTAACAAAGCCGTTGGAGTAGATATTCCATTTAATGACCCTGCTGTTTTTAAATCAAATTATTTAACTAAAGATGCTATAAAAAATAATTTAATAAATTTTTTTCTTACAAACCCTGGGGAAAGATATTTGAATCCAACATTTGGAGGAGGATTAAGAGCATTTATTTTTGAACAAATCACAGCTGAAAATACTGAATTTCTTTTAGAAGATATTAGTGAAAAAATAGTTTTATATTTCCCTAATATAAAAATTGAATCATTAAATGTTATTGGTTTAGAGGACCAAAATGAACTAAAAGTAGAACTTTCATATAGTATTATTAATACTAACATCACTGATAACCTTGAAATTGAATTTATCTAATGGCAACTATTAAAAGAGACATAAAATATATAAATCGAGATTTTTCTGATTTTCGTCAACGATTAATCGAATATGCTAGAATATATTTCCCTGACACATATAATGATTTTTCTCCTTCATCTCCTGGGATGTTATTTATGGAACAAGCAGCATATGTAGGAGATGTTTTAAGTTTCTATTTAGATAACCAATTCCAAGAAAATTTCATCCAGTATGCTCAACAAACAAATAATATTTATGAATTAGCATATATGTTTGGATATAAGCCTAAAACAACAGGTGTAGCCCAAACTACTATTGATTTTTATCAACAATTACCTGCTAAAACAGTAGGTGGTGAAGTTGTACCTGATTTTGATTATGCTATTACTATTAAAGAAAATAGTATTATAACATCTCAAAATGGTTCCTCTTTTATAATCCAAGATAAACTAGATTTTTCTATTTCTAGCTCCCAAGACACTACAGAAGTTTCAGTTTACCAAATATCAGGAACTTCCCCCCAATATTATCTCTTAAAAAAGAGTAGAAATTCTATTTCAGCAAATATCCAATCCACCACTTTTGATTTTACTGCACCCATTTCATTTACAACAGTAAATATTAATGCTTCTAATATAATTGGTATTTTAGATATTGTTGATTCTGATGGGAATATATGGTATGAAGTAGACCATTTAGGTCAAGAAATGATTTACAACCCAGTAACAAATACTAACATAAATGATCCTAATAATGTTACTAATAGTGGATTAGTTCCTTATATTTTAAAATTAGAAAAAGTTCAAAGAAGATTTGCTACCCGTTTTACTTCTCAAACCAACCTTCAAATCCAATTTGGATCAGGAACATCATCAGATACTGATGAAGAAATTACTCCAAACCCAAATAATATAGGATTAGGATTACCTTTTATTAAAAGTAAATTAACTGCTGCTTATTCTCCTTCAAATTTCCTTTACACAAACACATATGGTATAGCACCATCTAATACTACTTTAACAGTAAGATATTTAACTGGTGGGGGTGTTAATTCAAATGTTGCTTCTAATACCTTAACTAATTTAAATACTAATAATTCCCAATTTAATAATATAAATCTTAACCCAACAACTGCTAACTATATTTTTTCTTCCTTAGCAGCCACTAACCCTGAAGCCGCATCTGGAGGAAAAGGAGGAGATACCCCAGAAGAAATTAGACAAAATACTTTATCTCTTATTGCATCCCAACAACGTTCAGTTACTGCTGATGATTATTTAATAAGAGCATTAAGTATGCCTTCTGATTTTGGTTCAATTTCAAAAGCATATATTGAACAACCAAAATTAACAGACAATCAAGTTTCAACAATTGAAACTTTAAATTTATATTGCCTTTCCTTAAATTCCTCAGGTCAATTAGATTATCCTTCAAACACATTAAAAAATAACCTAAGAACATACCTATCCCAGTATAGAATGATTGGGGATAATATTGAAATAAAAGATGCTTTTATAATTAATATAAGTGTTGATTTTGAAATCATAGTACTTCCTGAATATAATAATAATGAAATATTATTAGCATGTATAACATCTTTCCAAGAATATTTTAATATTAACAACTGGCAGATAAACCAACCTATATTTTTACGAGATTTATACGTCAGATTAGATAGAATTAAAGGTGTTCAAACTGTAAAATCTATTAATATATCTAACAAAGCAGGTACTACTTTAGGATATTCTGAATATGCTTATGATATAGTAGGGGCTACTCAAAATCAAGTTATATATCCTTCACTTGATCCTAGTATTTTTGAAGTTAGATATCCTAATTTAGATATTAAGGGTAAAGTGGTACCTTTATAATATTTATAATAAAAAATGGCTGTTTATAAATTATTTCCTTACAAGGACGCTTCTATATATTCCTATTATCCTGTTATGAATACAGGAGTAGACGCCATTAGTGAAGTTTACAATAGTATAACTATTGAAGGAACTCCTGACGTTTCCCGCTTTTTGACTCAATTTGATTCAACTGAAATTTTAGATGTAATTAATAACAAAATTAGTGGATCTAATTGGGATGTATATTTTAAATCTTTTGTTGCATCTGCCCAAGGAATAGCAGCTTCATATGATTTAGAAGTATGGCCTGTAGCCCAAGAATGGAATAATGGAACTGGAGAATTTGCAGATGTACCCCAAACCACAGATGGAGTATGTTGGTTATATTCTCTCTATTCAGGATCAGGAACATGGTCATTAAGTGGATCTGTTGGATCTGAATTATACACTAGCTCATATAATCCTAGTTACGCAGGAGCCGGTGGATGTAACTGGTTTTATTCAGGTTCAGGAGTACCAACATATAAAGTTACCCAATCTTTTGATTTAAGAAGTGATAAAGATTTAAGTATTGGAGTTAAAACAATTGTATCTAAATGGTATAGTGGTTCTCTTCCAAATTATGGATTTATAACTAAATGGGAAGATAGCGTAGAATTTAACCCTAGCATTTATGTACAACCTGTAATTAAATATTATAGTGTTGATACTAATACTATTTATCCCCCTCAATTAGAATTTAAATGGAGAGATTATTCTACTATTTTAACAGGATCACTTACCTCAAGTATAGTTAATACTAATGATCTTAAAATAGCATTAGGTGAAAATTCTGGAATATTCTATCCTGAAAGTATAAATAGATTTAGGGTAAATGTTAGTCCTTTATATCCACCAAGAACATTTCAAACATCTTCATATTTTACTGATCTATATTTTTTACCAACTTCTTCATACTATGCAGTAAAAGACTTGGATACCAATGAATATATTATTAACTTCGATACTCAATACACTCAAATTAGTTCTGATGTTAATGGAAATTATTTTGATGTGTATATGAATGGGTTAGAACCTGAAAGATATTATGAAATTTTAATAAAAACAATAATTAATGGTTCTACACTTATTTATAATGATCAATATTACTTTAAAGTTATAAACGGATGAGTGAAAGTGTAAATTTTAATAAACAGGTATATAATAAAGCTAACTACCAAAAGGTAATTGATACCTCTTTTACTGAATTAGGAGTACAAACTATCCCAGAATTAATTTTACAACAAAATAATGTTGAACAATTTTTTCAAATGTATGATGAATTGTTTTATGATATACCTGAACTAGGTGCTACTAATTCACATGAATATTTAATTATTACAAGTACAGAATATATTAATTTTCAACCAAATAATGATTTAATTTTAGCACTTCAACGTGAGATAGATCAATTAAGAACAGAATTACTTGATACTCAAAGACAATTAATAGAAGCCCAAACAGGAACCCCTATAGCTAATCCACAATAATGGCCGCAGAAATCACATTAATAAGTACTGAAGATTTAACTACCCAAGTCTATGAATCTCAAGAGACTAATTTAATTCCTACATTTGATGTTGTTACTTTATTTACAACAAGTAGTTATATTGAATTATTTGTTTATGACCTTAATCAAAATATTCTTACCACAGAATATAATTTTACCCAGTACAATATTTTAAATAATGGTCAATCAGCAGGAAATAACAATGAATTATCCCAAATAGAAATTAACCCTGAACAAATCTTATTAAATTTAGGATTTGATACAGGAGAGTATATAACATATTTTAATTTTCTTAATAAACATATTGGTTCAAATATTGAACTACTTTATATATCTGAAATTTCAGCTGATAGAACTGAAATTAGGTTAGATAGTACTGTTTTAAGTGATCTTGATATAATTGAAAAAACAAATAATTTTATTCAAGAAAGAAATAGTAGTACATATTTTTTTGATTTTTATGTCAATTTAGGTGATAATAATCTTTTTATAGCTAATAACATAGCTTTAGCAGATGAAGATACAGCTAACCCTACCATATTAATTAAACTATATGAACCACTCCCAGAGGAATATGATTTAAATTCAACTTTATGGGTTGTATCAAGTATTGAAGAACCTATAGCATATCAAGTTACATTTGAGGAAGAACTTATAGTAATCCAAGATACTATTCCTTTAAAAGGACCTAATTTTAATTTAGAGTTAAAAGATCAAGTTAATAACTCAACTGTAGCTTTATCTTACAATGATATAACATCAACAACCTCAACTAATTCTTTTAATCAACTTAGTAGTTTACTAGAAGAAAAAGAAATTGATATTAATATAGACTACACCAATTTTTCAGAGTTTATTCATTTTAGTTCTGCTAAAACAAGACTTGAAAATTTTTATTATAAAGTTCAATTACTTGAAGATTATAACAATTCTATTTCCGTTATTAATTCTAATATAACAGGTTCTACTTCTTCTTCTTTAGCCGTTAGTGAAAGTAAAGCTATTTTAGAATCTAAAATAAATAACATCATAACAAACTTTGATGGTTATGATTATTACTTATATTATTCTAGTGGTTCTTGGGCATGGCCTAAATTAACCACAGAACCTCCTTATATTTTAGCTTCTACAACTAGTAATGAAGTAATAACTTGGTTAGGGAGTATTAATGAATTTAGCCCTTTATATGGAGGACTTACACTTTCAGCTTCTATATATGATGAACAAAATAAAGATATCCTTCTTAAATCTATCCCAGAATATTTAAGAGATGATCCAAGTAATGAAAACTATGAACTTTTCATAGATATGGTTGCTCAACATTTTGATAATATTTGGATTTATTATAAAGATGTTACCCAAAAATATAATGCAGATAACCGTTTAGAATCAGGCATTTCAAAAGATATAGTAGCGGATGCAATTCGTGATTTTGGAATTAAATTATATCAAAATAATTTTTCAAACGATGATTTATACACAGCATTTTTAGGTTTAACACCTGATGGTGCTTTATTCCCATTCCCAAATATAACAGGTTCACTTCCAACCCCTAGTGGATTTGAATATGTTAACACTTTAATATCTGCATCAAACGATTATTTACCGTTAGATGATGTTAATAAATCGCTGTATAAACGCATTTATCATAATTTACCATACCTGCTTAAATCAAAAGGTACTTTACCTGGTTTACGCGCCCTTATTACTTCATATGGTATCCCTGATACTATATTAAGAATAAATGAATATGGAGGTAAAGATAAAGTAGATTCGAATGATTGGGATTATTGGCAAAATGAATTTAATTATGCTTTTTATACCGATGCAGATAATTGGGTTGTTACTTCTTGGGAATTAGATTCAAATTGGGGAGCTATAGATAATATACCCGGAGCTGTTATGTTCCGTTTTAAACTTGATACCCCTAATCCTTTATCAGGCTCATCAACCCAAACTATTTTTATCGATGATCAAGGAAAACAAGAATTACGTATTTCATATACAGGTTCAGGATATATAAGTGGTTCATATAGCGGGTCTATAAAAGACCCATATTACCAATATGCCACTTTAACTTATTACCCAGATACTTTTACTCCTAATACAACAGCTAGTATTTACCTTCCATTTTACAATGAAGGATGGTGGTCAGTTTTATTAAATGCTTCTTCTGACATTTCAACAAGTAATGTAGATTTTACTTTATATGCCGCTAATAAAATATATGAAGGAGGTAATAATGGAACTTTATTAGGATTTATAGCTTCTGCTTCAGTTTCTGACTCCTCAGCAATATGGAGTAGTGGTTTTAGTGACATGTATTTTGGTACTACTACAACTGGATCATTCCAAGAAATTAGATATTATACTAATCCTATAAGTGAAAGTATATTTAAAGATTATGTAATGAATCCTTATTCAATTGAGGGAAATTTATTAAATAGTGGACCTAATGAACTTGCTTTTAGAGCATCTTTAGGAGGTGAACTTTATACTGGATCTTTTTCAATTCATCCTAAAGTAACAGGATCTTGGTCCCTAACTAGTTCATTTAATTCTACCGGAAATACTTTTTATACCCCAAATAATCCTGTGTTTTTACCAAACACAGAATATTTCTTTTATGATCAACCAATAGCGGGTATCAAAAATGCTATTTCTGATAAAATTAGAATAGAAAGTAATACTTTACCAACAGGATCTGTTTTATCACCATTAAGAAGTTTATCTCAAACAATAGAGGCAAGTGCAAGTTATACTCCAAATATTAATTTACTTGAAGTAACTTTTTCACCTCAAGACGAAATAAATGATGATATAAATTCATCCCTTGGATTTTTTAATTTAGGAGATTATATAGGTGACCCTGCTTTTAGATCATCTCAATTACAGTCATATCCTAACTTAGATAATTTACGTGATAGTTATTTTGAAAAATATACTAAAAATTATAATTTATTTGACTATATACGTTTAATTAAATTCTTTGATAATTCATTATTCAAAATGATAAAAGATTTTGTACCTGCACGTACAAGTCTTGCTTCGGGAGTTACCATTAAACAACATTTACTTGAAAGAAACCGTTACCCCCAACCTCAATTAGACTGGACTAATGTCACAGTTTCAGGTACAGTTTTACCTCAATGGAACGATTACAACCCAGGAACTATAGAAAACTTTAGTGGTGGAACAGGAGGTTCAGTTGAAGAATTTAATTATGTAGGAAATGTTTCTCAAAGTTGGAATGAAACTTATGCTACACCTTTAGGTGAAGTAACAGTTTTACATGATTCACAAGAAGAATTTTATGATGGTGAATTTAAAGGTTCGGTTATTTTGGTTACAACTCAAAGTTTAAACCAACCATATCCTTTAGAAAATGCTTCATTTGAGTATACTCCTATTTTATATAGTAATACCCTTTATAGTCAAAGTAATAATTCTACTTTCACTGAAGGACAATTTTTAAATTCTTTAACAACACCAAATCAAGGTGAAATTTTAATTCTAGCTCCTAGATATAGATTATTCCCTCTCCCTGTTACTAAAGGACCAGCTTTTATAAAAATTAATAAAATAGATGCTAACGGAATAAATAATACTAATGCTTTAGGGCAATTAACTAATTTATTAATTCAATATACTACTGATATAACATACGAAAATTATAGAATTTTAAATATAAATGAATATCCTAATTATTATCTATATGAAGTAAATAGACAAGATATCCCTTTAGAAGGTTTAGGAATAGATAATGAAATTAAAAATTATAGAGTCTCAGCTTCTAGAACAACCCCTTCATTTACTTTAACCCCAGGAAATAATTCATCAATCCAATCATTAACCGAATCTATAGATATTTTAAATTATTTTACTCCTTCAACAGGTTTATTTACATTTTCTAATACTCCAAACATACCAATAATAATAACAGCTTCTTTAAGTTTAAATTCAAGTACAAATGATAATACTGGATCAATAGTTTTAATAAAAAATGGAGATGTAACTGATGAATTTGCTGGAAGTACCGAACTATCCCAAACATTTATATTAGCCTCAGGAGCTAATACTGTAACTTTCACGGGATCATTTATTCCATTAAATGGGGATAATTATTATCTTCGTTTATACAATGAAACTAACCCATCAGATACGGGAAATATTACTTTTAATTCAATTCAACTAAGATATACCCAAAGCATCTCCCCAACAGCATCTGTTCAAGATTCTATTATAGTTGAACCATATATTACTCAACCTAATTTTTATAACAGTGATCAAAACCCATTAATAAACAATGCTAATATAGATAGAATTAGTGAATTTTATCAAGATGTTGATTACTCAAGTGGGGTATTAACTCCAACCAATTTTGATTTATTAATTAATAATGAAGCTACTAGAGCAGCAGTACAAGATTCAAATTACACTACTCTTCGTCATGTTAATCCTAGATATAATGGTAGTAAAACTACATCTCAAGAATTAAATAAATGGACTTTAGGAGATGAAGGAACATATGGTAAATTACCTTCTGTAGAATCTTCAAAAACATATGTAGCTTATAGTGATAGCATAGGAGGATATGCCCCTGAAAAAATGAACACTTCAGGAGTATCTATTAAATATTTAATTAGTGAAGATGGAGATTTAATTGCCCCTAATACTACTTTAAATTCATTAGGAATTAATCAACAAACCTTTGTATCTGGAGAAAAGGTTGAATTGCAATCTTTAACTGCAGGAGGATTTACTCAAAATCCAAAATTAAATATTTTTAGAGGAGGATCTTCTATTGAACCTATTTTATATAACCAGATAAAACATTATGATAATCCTGTAATGGATTTTACTCAATCATTAACATTTACCGATAGAAACCCATATTCAAGTGCTTCTATAAGTGATTTTACAGCTACAAAAAGCCCAGACAATGGGTCTACATTGTATCCTGTTCAGAAAGCATGGTCTGGAATAGATTTAGAGGAAATAATATCTAGTGGAAGTAGTGTTGGAGCATCTATAAGCACTAGCACTAGCACATACACAGTATCTTCTTCTTTAATTGCTGAAAATTTAGATTTAATATTCGAAGTTAATTTAAATGCAATTAGATTATCCCCTGGTCCTGGTACTGTTTTTGCTAGAGTAGTTAGAAATAGAGGAGGAGTCATTACTTCATTCCCAACTAATGCTGTTGGAGGGATTATAGTTCCTCCAACTAATCCTTTTGCAAATCCACTAATCTCTACTCCTACAGGAGTAGGTAAAAATATAAATTTTACGGTAAATATCCCTAAAACAGATCTTCAAGCTAATGATGTATTTGGAGTACAAATGATAGCAGGTCAAACAGGAACTTGGTATGCAAATAACAGCACATTTAAAATTTCTACAAATCCATACCCAACTCCACCATTAGATGTTTCTGGTTTATGGCAAACTAGTTCTGTACCCTCATACGCTAATGCTATATATACTACAAGCTCTAGATTTATACAATATTTAGATTCATCCAACATCTACCAAGAAGATATAGCCGGATCAGGATTTTTCCCTATAACCCTTCCAGTTACTATCCAAACTGGGGATGAATTTAGATTTGAAGGGGATGAAACCAAAACATTTATGGTTACAGGAATAGAAATAATCCCCCCAACTATTCTCCCAGACCCTTATCTTATTGTTTATCTAGACAAACAAATTACAGGATCAAACATTAACGTAAATGAATTCCTTTTAAGAAGATACGTTGATAACCCTGCAGGTTTAATTTTAGATGGTTTAAAACCTTCTAATTTTGATCAACCATACCTTATCAAACCAGAATACATGAGTGAGAAAATGGAACAAAACATAGGCAAATATATTGAAGATTTTACAAGTAAAGGTTTGCTTTAATAATATTTATTAATATAATATATTTATAATAAAATAAAACATGGGATATTTAAATAACCAAGTAGTAACAGTTGATGCTATTTTAACAACAAAAGGTAGAGAATTATTAGCTAAAAATGATGGTTCTTTTAGAATTACTCAATTTGCATTAGCTGATGATGAAATAGATTATACTCTATATAACCCAACACACCCATCAGGTTCTGCCTTTTACGGTGAAGCAATTCAAAACATGCCATTACTTGAGGCTTTTCCTCAAGAAACCCAAATCATGAAATATAAATTAGCTACTTTACCTCGTGGAACAGCTAAATTACCTGTACTTGATTTAGGATACACTGCAATTACATTACAGCAAGGAGCTTCACTTTCAATTACTCCTCAAACATTAAATTACCTAGGTAATACCCAAACATTTGAAACCAGTGGATATTCAGCCACCATTTCAGATGTACGTTTAATGAGTACATTTACCGGTGTTGGTATTAATACTACAGCTGCTGAAGCCGCAAATCAATCAGCAACAACAACTTTAGGTACTAACGTATCTAAAACAATTATTGGAACTCAACTTAATTTAAGAGCAACAACAATCAATACATTATTTGGTTCTAACCAACAAATTTCTGCTACCTTAACTGTTGTTGGTTTAGATAGTGGTGCTAGATTAACTATTCCTATTATTGTTAATAGAATAAACTAAAAAATAAATAAATGAGCTTTAAAACATTCGATCCTGAAGATTTTGTAGTAAGTAGTGATTCAATTGTGTCTACACTTTGGTCAACGGATTCACCTACATTAACTACATTTTTCACCTCCTCTATTCAAGAAGCTGGTTCTTCTGGGAATTATTATTTAAGTATTTATCAAACAGCATCTACTGATGATAATGCTGCTGTACAATTTGATATTGCATATGCTGATATTTTAGGAAGTGGTAGTGATCTTTACAATAATGCAGTACCTGAAAATTCATATACTAAAACAATATATGGCCAGTATAGAGCATTAATATTAGAGGATGAAAATGCTTCTTTTATTTTTGGAACAGATACAAATGTTATAACAGGAAGTAATTTTTGGGTAATTTCTGTTGAAAGAGCAAGATATAAAGAATCCCTGTTCCCAGGTTCACTTAATCTAACCCTTTCAGGTTCAGGAGGAATATTAAAATTAACAGATAATTCAAATGATGTATCTGTAAATACATTTATAGGCTCAACTAGAGTATTCCAATTAGTTTCAGGATCTAATGGGTCAGCTATTACTGGTGGTGGATATGTTGCTGGATCAGGTTCATATGGTTTAGTTTTTCCTGATTTGGGAACTATTCTTTTAAATCCATCTGCTGTTTCACAATCAATTAGAGTAGCACCTAGCCGTTCAAATAATTCAGATGGTTTTAACCCTCGAAGACTATACAATGCAATATCTTTAGGAGCTAGCTTTGGATTAAATTCCCAAGAAACTATTACTTCAGATTACGTGTTTGTTAGAGCTAGAAACAGTGAATTTAACTACTCAGAAAACCCAACCTTTATTTCAGGTCCAACTGGTGAAGTAATATATGATGAATTTATTAATAACCCTCAAACATATATTACAACTGTAGGAATGTACAATGATCAAAACGAATTGTTAGCAGTTGCTAAACTTTCAAGACCATTAATAAAAGACTTTACAAAAGAAGCTCTTGTTAGAGTAAAACTAGATTTCTAAGAATGAATGAGCGTATTCAAACCATTCACCACTTCAGACGTTACTGTCTCTCCACTCAAGGTAAATAAATCATTTACATTTGAAGGGACAACAACTGTAACAGGATCAGGTATTGACTTATTTATAGGAGAAAACACTGATCCATCTTTATGGGTTTCTGGATCAACTTCAACAGGATATATTTCTACTCAAGATAAATTTTTAGTATATCGTTCTATTAGAGAATTATATTATTACAATTATCTTTTAGATGATGATGGTTCTCCGGTAACAGTGCCTTCATTTAACCCTGATGGGACTATAACAACAACTTCTTCTTATACACCAAACGCATATAACTACTTATCTAATACTTTACCCCCAAACAGATATTTCCCTACAGGATCAGGTGAAATAATAGGAGTAATTTCTGTACCTTCAAATTTATTTGGGGAATATATTAAACCTGGAACTTTTACTTTATCCAACGGAATTTCTACTTTAAGAGATGATGGAGAAGGAAATTTACTTTCAGGAAGTCTTAAAGTTGGAGATGTTATATATGAGCATGGAATGGCTATTTTAACTAGTGATGGTATTCCTGGACAAGATGGTTATGGATTTGTAACATATGAAGGAGGAACATATGGAGTAGGTGATGCCTCATATATTCAAGGATTTATCAATAGTACAAATGTAACGTGTTCATTTAACAGTACTATTACTTTATATGAAACTCAATACAAGTGTACCCTTAGAGAAAACGAATTTAATTTCTCACAAAACCCAACCCTAATATCAGGAAGTTTAAATAGTGGAATTATATATGATTTTGCAACAGGTTCATATTTTGATCCGTTTGTAACAACTGTAGGTTTATATAATAACAATTATGAATTATTAGCAGTCGCTAAACTTGCCCAACCCTTACCTTTATCATCAGTAACAGACACAAATATATTGGTTAATTTAGATATGTAATTTTTATGGACAATTGGTTATACAATAATAAAAGGATAAAATCCATAGAGGATTTTCCTGAAGGAACATATGGTTTTATTTATATTACAATTCACGAACCATCTGGTAAATCATATTTAGGTAAAAAAGCTTTACATCATAATTTTAAAAAAAAGCTTACCAAAAAAGAATTAGCAGAACAAACTGGTAGAGGACGTAAATCTACTTTTACTTTAACATCTAAAGAATCAGACTGGAAAACCTATTATGGTTCAGCTAAACCTATACTTGAACTTTTAAAACAAGGAAAACAAAAAGATTTTACTCGAAAAATTTTATGTCTAGCCCCAAATAAAAAACTTTTAACATATTATGAATGTAAATATCTATTTCAACTAGGTGTATTAGAAAAACCTGAAGAATGGATTAACGACAATATATTGGGAAAATTTTACTCAAAAGACTTTGTTTCTGTAGATTAAGTTCATATATTTAAAATATGGTAAATGAACTTTTAGTTAATTTGGTAAATTCTAAATTAGGAGCAGGTAAACGTACCGCTAGAGGTAATCAAGCTTATACTTGCCCTTTTTGCCACCATCATAAACCTAAATTAGAAGTTAATTTTACTGAAAACAAAGAAGGACATAACCCTTGGCAATGTTGGGTATGTGGTAAAAGAGGTAAAACTATAAGAAGTTTATTTAAACAAATCCAAGTAGATGCTAGCTATTTTCAAGAATTAAGTAAATTAGTTAAAAATGTTTCTTCTGAAGACATTGGGGAAATAAAACAAAATCTTCTAAAACTCCCAAAAGAATTTAAAACGTTTATTACCAATCAAGACATTACAGCTAGGCATGCTTTATCTTATTTAAAAAAACGAAACATATCTAAAACAGATATTTTAAAGTATAACATAGGCTACTGTACTTCAGGTACATATGCTAATATGATAGTTATACCCTCATATGATTGTAACGGTAAATTAAATTATTTTACCGCGAGATCATTTGAAAAAGACCCTTATGTCAAGTACCGCAATCCTGAAGTTTCTCGCGATATAATCGCGTTTGAATTGTTTGTTAACTGGGATTTACCTATTATATTATGTGAGGGTCCATTTGATGCTTTAGCTATAAAACGGAATGTTATACCATTATTTGGAAAAAATATCCAACCATCTTTAATGAAAAAGTTAGTTGAATCAAAAGTACAAAAAATATATATTGCTTTAGATAACGATGCAATGAAACAAGCCCTTGGCTTTTGTGAACAGCTTTTAGATATTGGTAAGGAAGTTTATTTGGTTGAACTTCAAGGGAAAGACCCAAGTGAAATGGGATTTGAACATTTTACAAAACTTATACAAACTGTTTCTCCCCTAACGCAGTATAAACTTATGGAGAAAAAATTATCTTTAATATGAAAA